TTGTCCAGATTTGCCCCAAAACGACTCCAGAAGCCTCGAAAATGAGTAACAAGGTCACAGAAGGTCACGTTCTGCCTGAAAAGGTCTTAAATCGGCTTACAACGGTTTTGGGTAGGGACACAGAACGTGTTTTCGGCGTTTCTACGCCTAGAATTCACACACCGCTGAACGATTTGCCTTCACGCGGGCATGAATTGATCGATCTGGCTGCCAGTCTGAAGGTTGACCTTATGGATTGGCAAAAGTTCTACTTAGAACACAGTCATAAAGTCAAGCCTGACGGTCGCTGGGCGACGCCCTTAAATGTTTGCGTCGTCGCACGCCAAAACGGAAAATCATTTTTGCAGCAGATAAGAATTCTTGGCGGGCTTTTCCTATGGGACGAACCATTGCAAATTGGGTCGGCGCACCGCCTTGCCACAAGCCTTGAACAATTTCGAGCGTTGGTTTCCTTGATTGAAGCCAATGATTCGCTGGCAAAACAGGTCAAGCGGATACGTTGGGCGCACGGTGCTGAGGAAATCGAAACCTTGCACGGCACGCGCTTCATGGTTAAGGCTGGCGGTTCAGCTGCTCGCGGTGTTTCCCGACCTGAAACCATTCACCTTGATGAATTGCGTGAAATGAATGATCTTGAATCGTTTGCAAGTTTGCGGTACACCCTTATGGCTGCGCGAAATCCTCTTGTCATGGCTTATACAAATGCTGGTGATAGTACGTCGGTCGTACTGAATTCTTTCCGCGAGCGCGCGTTGGCAAAGATTGCTGGTGCTGACGACGAAATCGGGTATTTTGAATGGTCAGCACCGACCGACGAAATCAGTGTGGAAAATGCACGCTATGCCAACCCAGCAATGGGAATCACGATTCATGAGGACAACATCAAGTCAGTATTGAAAGACCCGCCTGACGTTGTTATGACTGAAGTTTTATGCCGCTGGGTTGTCGCCATTTCCAGTGCGGTCGATTCTGCTAGTTGGGGCAATTGCTTGGATAAGGGCGTCGATCTTGACCCAGACAAATTGACGTGGCTGGCAATCGATCTTTCACCCGACAGAAAACATGGCAGTCTTGTTGCCGCCCAAAAACTCGGTGGCGAACAGTTTATTGTGAAAATGCTGCACACTTGGAAAAACGATTTGCAACTAGACGACAAAGCCATTGCCAATGATTTGGCAGATTATGCGCGAAAGTACCCAACTGAGTATGTGCTTTATTCACGCAAAACCAGTGGGGCGGTAGCAGCACGCCTTGCACCCGCGGGAATTCCGATTTTTGACATGGACGCCAGTTACCCACAAAGTTGCGACGAATTATTGTCTGCGATCAATAGCGGTAGGTTAAAACATAGGGGTCAAAGTCAGCTGACGGACGAAATTTTGTCAGCGGTGCAATTGCGTCGTGGTGACGGCGGTTGGGTGATTGGTCGCCGTGCAAGTCAAGCCGTTGTTTGCGGTGCGGTTGCCACCGCGCTGGTCACACACTTTGCGACACGCCCAGAGAATGATCTTGACATCATGGTGGGCTGATCGTATAAGCCTGACACAATTTGGGCATGGGTTTCTTTGATTTATTCACGCCAAAGGTTGAGGCTGCCGTTCCAGCGCAATCACAAAACGTCGACGCAGCTGCGGTTGCGCCGTATTACAGTGAGGTTGGAAACCTATTTTTATTTGGTGGCATTGTCACCGCTTCGCGTGCTGAGGCAATGAGCGTGCCGACATGTGCGCGCGCACTTGGAATCATGCAAACAATTGCGTCACTTCCAATGCACACACGCAATGAAGCAACTGGTGAAAAGGTCACACAACCGCGAGTAATCAACCAGCCTGACCCAAGAATTCCTGGGTCAACATTTTGGGCTTGGATAATTTCCGATTTATTTTTCTTTCCAAGTGCTTATGCCTACGTCATGGACAGATACGCAGACACAGGCAAAATCCGCGCAATGGAACGCATTGCACCAGAACGCGTCACGATTACAACAAATGGCATGGGTTATGAAATTGCAACTTATTCAATCGACGGCGCATTTGTTGACCCAGCCAACCTTGTTGTGTTTCAAGGTTTCCAAGAAGGTTTGCTAAGTCGCGCAGGTCGCACAATTCGTGCCGCTGCTGCGCTTGAACGCGCTGCAATGAATTTTGCCGTTGAACCGATTCCGCAAATGGTTTTAAAATCAAACGGCACATCATTGCCAGCAGATCGCGTTTCAAAGTTGCTTACTGCATGGCGCACTGCGCGTGCAAATAAGTCAACTGCGTTTCTCAATGCTGACGTAACACTTGAAACATTGGGCTATGACCCAAAGAATTTGCAGCTGAACGAAGCACGGAACTACGTCGCATTGGAATTATCGCGTGCGTGTGGTTTGCCAGCGTATTTCACTGATTCGCAGCAATCGAGTTTTACATACTCCAACGCCTTAGATAAAAGGCGCGACCTTGTGGATTTCGCATTCAGAAATTACATGTCAATTATTGAGGAACGACTTTCATTTCCTGATTTCACACCAGCAGGAAACAAAGTCCGTTTTGACCTTGACGACTTCTTGCGTGGCAACCCTTATGAGCGCGCACAAGTTTATGAAATCTTAAATCGTATCGGCGCAATGTCGGTCGACGAAATACGCGAGGAAGAAGACATGCTGCTATGAAAAAAGTGATCACACCAATGACAATCACGGCTGCTGATTCAAACAGTCGTACAATCACCGGTCGTATTGTGACATTTGAGGAAACTGGAAACGCCTCAATCGGTAAAGTGCAATTTGCTGCTGGTTCAATTGAACCAACCGCAGTTTTGTTAAATCTTGAACATGATCGTACGCGTCGCATTGGCAAAACCCTTTCAATTGAATCAACTGCCGAAGGAATTGACGCGACATTCAAAATTGCAAACACAACTGCGGGAACTGACGCACTTGTCGAAGCACAGGAAGGTTTGCGCGACGGTTTCAGTGTTGAAGTTTCTTTTAACGAATACGAGACACTTAAAGATGGCACAGTCAGAATTCTTGCTGGCGAATTGACTGGCGTTGCACTAACCAGCGAACCAGCAATCAGATCAGCACGCGTCGAGACAGTCGCCGCAACAACTGCTGACGAAAATGAAGTTTCAGATTCGACAATCGAACCTGAAGTCACACCAACAACAGAAGGAGACGAAGTGGACAACACCGTCACAAACGCGGAAACCGTCGAGACGGTAGAAGCCGCAAAGTCAGTGACTGCACAGTCAAACAACGTGGGCGGCTGGAAGGCAACACCACGCATTGAAATCACTGCTGCTAAGTACCTAGAAAATAAGGTTCTTGCTGCAACAGGCGACGAATCAGCACGCCAGTACGTTTTGGCAGCGGATAATACTTCGGACAACAGTGGTCTAGTACCGACCAGACAATTGTCTGAAGTAATCAACGGACTTTCAACAACGATCCGCCCAAGCATTGACGCGATTTCTCGCGGTGCATTGCCTGACGCTGGCATGACTTTTGAAATTCCAAAGATCACTGCTGCACCAACAGTTGCAATTGCAGCTGAGGACGCAATTTTTTCTGATACAGATCAAAATTCCGCGTTCTTGAGCGTGGACGTCAAGAAGTTTGCGGGACAACAAAAATTCAGCGTTGAGCTTCTTACCAGAACTTCACCATTGTTCTATGACGAACTATTACGCAACATGGTTGCTGCAATGGCTAAAGCGCAAAACGCTTATGTCAACGCACAGTTGATCGCAGGTGCAACACTTGACGGAACAACAACAACAACTTACCCAACTGCAACTGAGTTGCTTGGTGTAATTTCACGCGGTTCAGCAAGCGTCTATGGCGCAACTGCTGGTCTTGCAAATCCATTTGCACGCAACCTAATCGCTTCAACAGGTCAGTGGGCAAACCTCATGACATTGAACGACGCGGGTCGTCCGATCTACAACACAGTTACAAACCCAATGAACCAAGCAGGTTTGGCAACACCAACGTCATTGACAGGCAACGTCGCGGGCTTGAACCTATACGTTGACCCAACAAATGCGGGCGACGGAGACGGCACACTTCTTGTCGTCAACCCTGATGCTTACACATGGTACGAAGGAACTTCATACCAGTTGCGCGCAGAATCAACAGCTGACGGTTCAATCACCGTGGGCGTTTATTCATTCGGTGCAGTAGCGACAAAAATTGCTGCTGGTGCATTTAAGAACAACAAGGCTTAAAAAGCCAAACTAATCATGCGGCGGGTTCTCCCGATCTCGCCGCAGCAGATCGAAAGGAACGGACATGCCAAGTATTGTCACTGCGAGTCAATTGCGCACGGTGCTTGGTGTGTCCGTTTCCCTTTATTCTGACGCTTATCTGGACGAAATCATCAACACGGCTGAAGCCGTAATTTTGCCAATGCTGGTTGCAAACACATCAGCAGTCAACGCGTACAAACTTGAATCAAATGTCGCTTACTACTACACCCAGCGACCACACCATTTTGTGGCAGGTCAGTCAGTCATTGTGACTGGATTGCCAGCACCATTTTCAGCAACCGTCACCGTCGTTGACGTCAAGGAATACCATTTCACCGCTGCAATCACCAATGCCAATGTGACATTGCGCGACATCATTCCAACAGGCACTGCAACACTTTCAGGGTATTCAGCAGCTGATCTTTACGCCAACAGTGCGCCAATTGAATCAGCAATTCTCGCAGTCAGCGTCGAAGTCTTTCAATCACGCGTAGCAGCAGGTGGACAGATCGAGGGCGTCGATTTTGCCAGCACGCCTTACAGAATGGGTCGCAGTCTTACAAATCGTGTGTCGACATTGCTCATGCCGTTTCTTGACGTCGAAACGGTCGTGCAGTAGTGCCAGCCAACGCGATTTCCGAAACCCGCGCAGCCTTAGCAAACGCCTTCAGCGCGCTATCTGCCAACGTCTATCCAAGCGTTCCTGAAGCACCGATTCCACCAGCGATCGTCGTTGTGCCTGATTCGCCTTACATGGAAATTGTTCTAATCGGCAAAGCAAAGACACAAGTCAAACTCAATTTTGCAATTACTGCAATTGTTGCTTCAAATAGCAACGCAGGTTCGTTAGACAATCTGGAAAAACTAATCATGGGAATTCTTGCGGCAATGCCCGCAGGATACGTTGTTGGCGTTATTGAAAAGCCGACAGTGTTGGAAGTAGGACAATCGCCAATGCTGGTTGCTGACATCAACGTTTCGACGTACTACACACAGACAACATAAGGGGAATCATGCCAACGACAATCATCACGGGTCGCGATCTCACACTGACGATTGCGACAACAAACTATGACGCACAGGCGACCAGTGCGACATTGACAAACTCACCAACCATTGAGACTTATCAAACACTTGATGGCAAGGCATACAAGCGCATTGACGATCAGTGGACATTTGACGTTGAAATGCTTGCGGACTGGGGCGCAAGTTCATCATTGTGCGAGGCACTATGGGCAGCAGCTGAGTCAGCACCAAACACAACATTGGCGGTTTCATTGACTGCCGTGACAGGTGCGGTTTTTGCGTTCAATGTTATGCCAATCTATCCAAGCGTCGGCGGTTCAGCACCAGACGCACAGACCGTTTCAATGTCATTTGTTGTCGCGGGCAACGTCACTGAAACATTCAGTTAAAAACTAATCAATCGGGAGATAAAATGAAACTACCAATAACAATTGAATACACCAACGGCGATCAGATCACTTATACGGCTGCACCGCCTGAGTGGGTCAAATGGGAGAAGCACACAGGCAACACCATTGCACAGGCACAGGAAAAAATCGGAATTTCCGATCTTGTATTCCTTGCTTATCACGCCATGAAGCGCGAAGCAGCGGGAAAGCCAGTCAAGCCGATCGACGTCTGGACTGAAACAATTTCAGAAGTCATTGTCGGTGAAGCAAACCCAAAAGCCATCCAGTCGGAAGTCTTGCCAGAGTAGTTTGGGAGTTAGCCCTAGCGACAGGGTTATCGCCCAGTGAATTTGAAGCAGCTGAGGACATTCTGACAGTGTTGGAAATCTTGGAAGGACGGAACAATGGCAAGTGACGCAATCGCCTATGACAAGGCGGAATTGCGTGCCATTGTCCGTTCATTCAAAGCAATGGACGAGGAAGCAACAAACCAAGCAAAAGAAATCACGTCAGAATTGGCAACTTGGGTTCGTGGCAAAATCGTCGACGCTGCTGGCAAAACTCGCAATCGTTTGGACAACAGAGTCGCCGAAGGCGCGAAGGTTTCAAAATCGTCAAAAATCGGCGAAATCAGTTTTGGTTTTGCTGGTCAAAAATTGAGCGGTGGCGGTACAACCCAGCAACTTTGGGGCGGTGCTGAATTTGGTTCAAATCGTTTGAAGCAATTTCCAGTCTGGTCAGGACGTGAAGGTCGCGGTTCACGCGGTTGGTTTATCTATCCAACATTGCGCGCGGTTCAACCTGAAATCGTCAGACGGTGGGAGAATTCGTTTTCAAAGATAGTTAAGGAGTTTGACTAATGGCTGGCAGTCGCACGCTCAAACTTTCCATTCTTGGTGACGTTGACAATCTCAACAAATCACTCAAAACGGCAACCGCTGACGTTGAAACGTTTGGCGACAAAATGGGCAAGGTCGGCAAAATGGTGGGCGCAGCGTTTGTTGCCGCCGCTGCCGCTGCTGGCGCGTACGCCGTCAAAATTGGCATTGAAGGTGTTAAAGCCGCGATCGAGGACGAGAAAGCACAAACACAACTTGCCCTAGCCTTAGAAAACGCCACAGGGGCAACCAATGCCCAGATAGCGGCAACCGAACAATCAATTTTGAAAATGTCTCTGGCAACTGGTGTTGCTGACGATCAATTGCGCCCAGCACTGGCACGTTTGGTTCGATCAACTGGGGACATCACAAAGGCACAAGATTTACTGACAACCGCGCTTGACATTTCAACGGCTACTGGCAAACCGCTTGAAACGGTCGCCAACGCATTGGGTAAGGCGTACGACGGCAACACTGCCGCTCTTGGAAAACTTGGTATTGGACTTTCGTCAGCCGAACTCAAAACAATGTCATTCACCGACGTTCAAGGCAAACTTTCAGCATTGTTTGGTGGCGCAGCAGCTGCAAACGCCGAAACTTACGCGGGACGAATTGCACGCGTTCAGGTTGCGTTTAACGAAGCCAAAGAAACCGTTGGTTTTGCGTTGCTGCCAATTTTGGAAAAGTTAATTAATTTCATCAACTTAAACGCATTGCCAGTCATCAATGCGTTTTCGGGTGCGTTCAGCCTCAGTGGCAATGGCGTCGGTGGCGTCATCACGACATTGGGCAACATTATTGTCAACACTTTCACGCCAATCATTAATGGCTTGATCAAGGCGTTCAATTACGTCAAAGACGCAATCGGTGACAACCTTGACACTTTCAAAGAATTTGGCGGTTACATTGCGACATACCTTGCACCAGTCATTGGCACAGTTTTGGGTGGTGCGTTGTCAGTTGCTGGAAAAATTGCGGGCGGTGTCATTGACGTCATTGCTGGAGTTGTCAAAGTCTTGAATGGTTTGATTTCAGGCGCGGTTGCTGGAATTAATGCGTTAATCGGCGCATACAACGCAATTCCGTTTTTGCCTAATGTCAACAAGATTTCAGCACCGTCAGTCAGCGTGCCAAGCATTTCAACGCCGACAATTAAGTCGCCAACAATTCCAACAGTTCCCACTGCACCAAGTGGAACAACAACTGGCACTGCCGGTGGCGGTGGAGTGACTGCCGCTGCCAAGACTGCTGCCGCTGCTGCTGCTGCTTCGACTGGCATTTCAGTTGGTTCAAACTTCAACCCCGGAAGTTTCCGCATGGCTGAGGCTGCAACAAGTGGAGACACATACAACATCAACGTCACAGGCGCATTGGACAAAGAAGGCGTCGCACGTCAGATCGTGGACATTCTCAACAACTCATCTGCCCGCGGTGGCGGTGGATTCAACGCATTGGTCGCGGTGTAAATGTCAGACTGGACGCCCGACTGGACGCTTCAAATCAATGGCGTCGATTATGCAAACATAACACTGGCAAACATGACAATCGCGTCAGGTCGAACAGACATTTATTCACAACCACGCGCGGGCTACTGCACGTTTGAAATCATCAATCTTGACACCGCTGCAATCGTGGCGCAGGTCAATGACGGTGTGATCATTCGCGTCAAGGATTCGTCAGGTGATCTTGTCAATTTATTCGGTGGCGAAATTACCGACGTCACCGTTTCAGTTCGCAGTTCGGGCAGCGGTGGTATTACGCAGCTGATTTCGATCACCGCACTTGGCGCACTTTCCAAATTGTCTCGGTCATTGACCAATGGCGTTTTGTCGAAGGATTTTGACGGAAATCAGATTTTCACCATTTTGCAAGATTTATTAGTGAACAATTGGCTTGAAGTATCACCCGCTGAAACGTGGAATTCTTACAATCCGACAATCACATGGGCAAATGCTGAAAACGTTGGCTTGGGCGAAATCGATCGCCCAGGCAATTATGAACTCATGGCACGCACGTCAAATGAAACAGATTTTTATTCATTAGTTTCAGCACTGGCAACTTCTGGACTCGGTTACATTTACGAATCCGCAACAGGGGCAATCGGGTATGCCGACAGTACGCACCGCACGACTTACCTTGCCACAAATGGCTACACCGACCTTTCAGCCAATGACGCGCTGGTCGGCGGTTTGCAGACAATTACCAGAATTTCAGACGTTCGAAACAAAATTAGCATTGAATGGCGCAGTGGTACAGAAACGGCAACCGACTCACAAAGTGTTGCGTTGTACGGTCAACAGGCTTCCGTTATAAGCACCACGTTGCACAACAATGCCGACGCAATCAGCCAAGCCGCGTTTTACTTGGCACTGCGGGCATACCCACAAGCGCAATTTCAGGCGATCACTTTCACACTTGGCAACTCGGAATTGACCGACGGCGACCGCGACGCATTGTTGAACGTTTTCATGGGCTTACCGCTGAACATTGAGGACTTGCCGAACAACATGGTTGACGGTCGTTTTCAAGGATTCGTCGAAGGCTGGGTTTTCCGTGCCGCTTACAATCGACTGGACGTAACCCTGACACTTTCACCGACGGCGTTTTCATTGCAATTTATGCAATGGCAGGACGTGAGTGTCGCTGAAACTTGGAACACTCTTTCAAATACACTTACTTGGGACAAAGCCACGGTTGTGGCGTAAGGGGAACAAATGGCGACAAGTCCGAATTTCGGGTGGACTGAACCTGACGATACAAGTCTCGTAAAAGACGGCGCGGCTGCAATGCGCACACTTGGCAATGCAATCGACGCGTCAATGGCTGACTTGCTTGGTGGCACAACTGGACAAATTCTTTCAAAGGCGTCGAACACCAACATGGATTTCACATGGGTGACAAATGACGTTGGTGACATCACTGCGGTTACTGCTGGGACTGGTATTTCAGGCGGTGGAACATCGGGTGCGGTTACAATCACAAATTCAATGGCAACGGCAATTGACGCCAAAGGTGACCTAATTGGTGGAACAGGTGCTGACGCATTTTCACGTCTAGCAGTTGGAACAAACAATCAAGTTTTGACTGCTGATTCAACTGCTTCCACTGGTCTTGCATGGAGAACTCAAGCAGCTTATTCAACTTTCAATCCAACTCTAGTCCAAAGCGGAACGGTTACAAACACAAACAATCAAGGCGGTTATGCGGAAATTGGAAACTTTATTCATTGGTATGGAAAAATTACAGTAACTGGGACAGGCACTGCAAATAATCCAATCTTGTTTAATGGTTTACCCGTTAATTGGGCGACTGGCGTAAATCCAGAATTTAGTGGAATTATTCAATTGTATGATACGAGTGCTGGTGTTTATTATTATTGCCAAGCGTATTTTCAAAATGCCGCTTATACAATGGGCTTAGTTCAAATGAACGGAACATTTCCCGGATTTTTAGGATCTGCGGGAAGTCAATTTTCTGGTGCTATTGATAATGGTGACGTCATCACGTGGTCAGTTACTTACAGGAAGGCATAAAAAATGAAAGCAACAGATTTTTTGCGTGTACCGTTAGACCCTGAACAAATTCCACAAGAATGGATTTTGGAACGCTTGCGCAATTGGCGCAATACAGAATTGGCAAAAACGGATTGGACGCAAATTGCTGACGCGACTGCCGACAAAGCGGCGTGGGCAATTTACCGTCAAGCGTTGCGTGATTTACCAGCGAGCAATGCAGACGCACACAAAATTGAAATGCCAACTGCGCCATGACATACCCACAAGGCACAAATGCGCGCTTGATCGAAGTTGCAGCTGCTGAAGTCGGAACAGTCGAGGAAGGCGACAACCTCACAAAGTACGGCAAATTTACAAAGGCAGACGGTTTGCCGTGGTGCGGTTCATTTGTCAATTGGTGTGCAAACGAAGCGGGCGTCAAGATTCATTCAGTCGTTGGCACTGCACAAGGCGCACACAAATTCAAGGAAATTCAGCGTTGGTCAGGTATGCCGCAACTGGGTTACTTGGCGTTCATGGATTTTCCACATGACGGCGTTGATCGCATTTCACACATTGGAATTGTTGTTGGCTTGATTGATTCAAAGACTTGTTTGACGATCGAAGGTAACACCAGCGGGACAGGCGACCAGCGCAATGGCGGCATGGTAATGGTGAAGGTTAGATCGTACGGAGAAGGAAAAGAAATTGTTGGGTTTGGAATTCCAAAGTTCGTGCCATACAAGGGCGAATTTCCAGCAATTGAAATGCCAAAATCGGGAGCAACACCGACAAAGGAGAAAACCAAAAAATGGACAAAGCCAAAGCCGTAGTAGCCTCATGGGCACGATCATTCATGGCAGCAGCACTCGCGTTGTATCTTGCGGGTGTGACAGACCCAAAGACCCTTGCAATGGGCGGGGTCGCAGCCGTAGCACCAGTTGTTTTGCGCTGGTTAAATCCGCAGGACAAAAGTTTCGGGCTATCGGGGAAGTAACTCGGAAACTCGCAGCGGCAGGGTTGGTTTGGGCACTTGCACTAACCCTGTCCGCTTGTGGGTATCAGGGTTGGACACGTTATGAGTGCCAAGAATTCGCCAACTGGGAAAAACCAGAGTGCAAGAAACCGCAGTGCGTCCCTACTGGAACTTGCACTTCAGACATCATTGGAAAAGAATTTACAGAAACCGCACCGTCGCAGAACCCCTGAGGACGTTCACGCGCAGCTGATTTTGATCATTGGTTCAACCCTTGCTGCGGTGTTTTTGGTTGTCACGGTTGGCATAACTTATGCCCTTATTTTCGTCACCCAGCCAATCGGGGCACAAGCACCCAATGACGCGGCATTTATCGATCTACTCAAAACACTTGCCATTTTCTTGACTGGTTCACTTGGTGGCGTACTTGCTGGCAATGGACTCAAATCCAAACCAAAGCCAACAGACACGCCGACAAATACGCAAGGTTCTTGACCGCGCGCCAATCATGCGTCACCCTGAGTTCAGGTGGTAGTCCTACCGCCTAGAATCGGGAGAATTCAAAAATGGTACTTGATCTATTAGACCCTGAAACATTGGGTCGCTTAGTGGGAATTGTGATTCTCATGGTCATGGGCGGTGCACTCGGATACGCCAAAGGCTTCAAAGACGGCAAGCGCGAAGGCATGGCACGTCGTAAAGCAATGGTTCGCCACATAGCCAACAAGGCGGTGAAGTAATGTCGGCAATTGCAGCAGCGTTCGTTCAGGCACAACGCAATTTCGCACCAGCATTGAAAAAGGCTGATAACCCTTATTTTGGGTCAAAGTACGCAGACCTTGCCGTTTGCATTGAAGCCGTGATCGACGCATTGCATGACAATGGCATTGCGCTGATTCAGCACACAGACCAAAGCGACAAAGGCGTCATTGTCAGCACGGTATTCATGCACGAATCAGGTGAACACATGGAAACTGGCAGCATTTTCGTACCTGCTGCTCAAAATAGCCCACAAGCATTTGGTTCAGCATTGACATATGCACGCCGTTATTCGCTCATGACCGCATGTGGAATTGCACCAGAGGACGACGACGGCAATGCCGCTTCAAAGCCAGCGCCAACCCGCAAACCTGACGTGACGACTGAACTAGACGTTTGGAATACCAAATACGAACCAGTGCCAAGTTATGCAACCGCAGCTGAAGCCGAAATGGCTGGGACGCCGTCACATGGTTCAAGCGAACCAACCCAAATGCCAACATGCAAGCACGGCGACCGCGTTTGGAAAGAAGGCACAAAGAAAGACGGTTCAGCGTGGGGCGGTTACATGTGCCCACAACCTAAGGGCGACGATCAATGCCAGCCGTTTTGGTACGTTTTTGGGTCAAACGGAATGTGGCGCGCACAATGAGCGACTTCGTTGAGATCATCTACCCACAAACAATGACTGCCAAATTGCTGGAAAATGGTGAAGTCATTGCCGAATACAAAGTTGAGCAATGCGACAAATGCTCAATGCTGACCAAGTTTGACGCGTTTGGATACCAAAAAGGTTATGACCGAAATGAAAAGGTCATTTGGTTTTGTGCGGGTTGCAGATGAAAATGCAGATCAGTCGCAGGGACGAACTCATTTGTTTGAAGGCTGCAATTTCGTTTATTGAAAACGGTGACGAAACACTGGACACACCACGTCGTTACAACAATAACATCACATTTTACGAACGCGTTGGTGAATTGGCTGAAACCATTGCCAGCGAATGGGTTGTGGCACGCTATCTGGGCATTGAGTATGACCCATTTGAACCCAAGATGAAAAAGAAAGCCGACGTTGGCGACAAGTTTGAAGTCAAATGGACACGGCACATCGAAGGTCAATTGATTGTCTATGAGTACGACCGCAAAAATGACATTGCAATTTTGGTCACTGGACAGACACCGCACTACTACA